ACACTTCCACAAAAAAATAAAAAAAATCAAGGCACAATCCTGACATGACGACAGAATCAACTGCACCAGAAAAAAAGAAACTACACCCCGATGTGGTGGCAAAGATAGACCGCATCCAAGACAAGAGAGAAGACGAACTCAGCAAGAATCCCTTTGTTGCGTTCACCATACGCTACAAGAACAACCCCGTCCTCTTCGTCAAGGAAGTCTTAAAAGCCAACCCCGACACTTGGCAAGAGACCTTCCTAATGCACATCGCAAAGGGCAACCGCAGAATAAGCGTTAGATCAGGTCATGGCGTAGGCAAGTCCACAGCAGCGAGCTGGGCGATCATCTGGTATCTACTGCTCAGATACCCCGTCAAGGTTGTCGTCACCGCCCCCACATCCAGCCAGCTATACGACGCGCTCTTTGCGGAACTAAAGCGCTGGGTGAAAGAGTTACCCGAAACGCTCAGAGATATGCTCGAAGTCAAGCAAGACCGCATCGAGGTCAAGGAAGCAGCGACAGAGGCTTTCGTCTCAGCCAGAACCTCAAGGGCAGAGCAGCCCGAAGCCCTGCAAGGTGTCCACAGCGAGAATGTGATGCTGGTGGCTGACGAGGCATCAGGCATCCCAGAGGCTGTCTTCGAGGCTGCTGCTGGCTCGATGTCTGGACACAATGCCGTCACCCTACTGCTGGGCAACCCTGTGAGAAGCTCAGGTTTCTTCTACGACACCCAGAACCGACTGGCGAATGACTGGGTGACGATGAAGGTGAGCTGCAAAGACTCGCCAAGGGTCAGCGATGCCTATGTCGAAGAGATGAAGGCGCGGTACGGTGAGGAAAGTAACGCATACCGAATAAGGGTACTGGGCGAGTTTCCAAGGTCAGACGACGACACCATCATCCCGATGGAGTTACTGGAGCTGGCGAAGCACCGCGATGTTGAGACAAGCCAACACGCCAAGCTGATCTGGGGCTTGGATGTCGCACGCTTTGGTGGCGACAGGTCGGCACTCTCGAAGAGACAAGGCAACGCGCTCATAGAACCCACAAAGACTTGGAAGAATCTGGACTTGATGCAACTCACAGGCGCAGTCGTCGCAGAGTGGGAAGCATTACCGCCAAGCCAGAGACCGCATGAGATCATGGTGGACAGCATCGGTCTTGGTGCTGGCGTAGTAGATCGGTTGCGAGAACTCGGTCTTCCAGCTAGAGGCATCAATGTCTCCGAGTCTCCCGCGATGGGTACGACTTACAGGAATCTGCGTGCAGAGCTTTGGTACAAGGCAAAGGCATGGTTTGAGGCGCGTGACTGTCGTATCCCTGCGGACGAGGAGCTGGTGGCTGAACTGGCGACTGTGAGGTACTTCTTTAGCAGCTCTGGGAAAATGCAGGTCGAGGGCAAGGACGACATTAGAAAGCGTGGCTTGAAGTCCCCCGACAAGGCTGACAGCTTTGTATTGACCTTTGCGTCCGACGCTGCCGTCTCGATGTTTGGTGCGAATACGAGTCAGAAGTGGTCGCAACCGTTGAAAAGAAACCTGTCAAGGGTTGCATAATTCTGGTATCCCAATCAAGGAGTAATTGACATGATGAAGAAGACAAAGACAGAGAAGAAAATCTCTAAGGTTTACAACGAATTCAAGGCAGGTAAGTTGCACTCAGGCAAGGGCGGTCCAGTCGTCAAGAGCAAGGCTCAAGGTTTGGCTATTGCGTTGTCTTCTGCTGGCGTGAAGCCTAAGAAGGGAATGAAGTAATGGCAACCTCATACCCCAAGAGCTTGCAAGGCGCAATGGACAAGATGATGTCCGACAGCGACACCAGCGAGTGTCCACTCCCCACGCAAGACATCACACTCAATCTGAAAAACCGCGCCAAGGCGATCACGGCTGCGAAGTACGGTCCTGAGAACCCAGCACTACCAAACACCCCGTTCTGGGCAAAGAAGGCAGACGCATGGGATGTGACTGTGGACGATGCCAAGCAATCCCTTTGCGGAAACTGCGCAGCGTTCAATGTCTCAGACAAGATCAAGCAGTGCATTGCTGACGGCATTGGCAACGAAGCAGACCCGTGGGGAACTATTGAGCTGGCTGACTTAGGTTACTGCGAGATATTCGACTTCAAGTGCGCAGCGTCTAGAACCTGTGATGCTTGGGTCGTTGGTGGTCCTAATACTGGCGAAGCCAAGGACGAAGAGGAAGAAATGGACGAAGACTACGAGGAGAAATCATGAAAACTGGACTTTACGCAAATATCAATGCCAAGCAAAAACGCATCGCTGCTGGCTCTGGCGAGAAGATGAACAAGGTCGGCTCTAAGGCTGCGCCATCTGCTGCCGACTTCAAGCAAGCAGCCAAAACAGCCAAGAAGCCGAAGGCTAAGAAGTGAGTTCAGCTTGGCAGAGGAAAGAGGGCAAGTCACCAACTGGTGGCTTGAATGCTAAAGGTCGTGCCTCCGCGAAAGCCGAAGGCATGAACCTCAAGCCCCCTGTCAAGTCTGGAGATAACCCTAGACGAGCGAGCTTTCTTGCGCGCATGGCGGGAAATGCTGGACCAGAGTACAAGGACGGTGAAAAGACCCGTCTTCTCTTGAGTCTGAACGCTTGGGGTGCGTCCAGTAAAGCCGATGCCAAGGCAAAAGCCAAGGCGATCACCGCAAGGAATAAGGCTAAGAAATGACACCTATTGGAATATGCTCAAAGAATGAGAAGTGCTTACCCGTACTTCTCAAGTCTATTGAACTATATGTGCCAGAAGATGTTGAGATTTTTATAACCAGTCCAAACATCCAGTCTTTGCCGAGGCATAAAGTGCATCATTTTGTGCATACATACGAGACTGGCGGTGCTGCGCACAACTTCATGGCTCACAAGATATTTGAGACGCACGACAGTTTTGTCTCTATTGACGACGATGTGGTGCTAAACCCAAGCACATACAGCGTATTGATTGATGATGTCAATCAACTCAAGTCAATGGGCATAAAACTTGGCATTGTGGCTGGAAGAACGAACTACGCCAAGGGTTTTCAGAATATTCGTACTGGAGAAGGCAAGCTGTATTCACTTGGGTATGAGAGTGAAAGCCAGATTGTTGAGACAGATTATTTGGCAGGGATCGTCACTTGGTGTCAGAAGTCAACTTGGATTGATATTGCCCCAATAGACTGGTTTTCAGACGACTTGCAATGCAATGAATTTATAAAAAACGATTGCAGATTGTTTATATCCCGCGCATATTTCCATCATGTTGGGTCGCAAACATTTGGAAATGACTTTGCCAAGTGCAAAGAAAACTCAGAAGGCTGGTTGCGCAAAAACAGACCAGATATGCACAAAAAATACTTTGGTGGCTAACAAATGATTCCCATCTGCATCTCGACAGTACATGGCAAGGGTTTGCCAGTTCTGCTTGAATCCATCAAGCAATACGCACCACAGGCATTTGTCTACCTTCGCGGTACTGAGCGCGTTGTCTCTGGGTACAAAAACGCAAGGCTCATCTTTGGTGAACCCCGTAACTTTGGTGACGATTACAACGAAGTAATCGACGACGCTTTGAAGTATTCACAGGCTTGCATCGTTTGCAACGACGATGTTGTTTTGACCCCTAATAGCTATCAAAGACTCTTGGAAGATGTCATCGTGATCAGGGAGTTAGTACCTAATGTTGGCTGGGTTGGCGCTAGAAGCGATTGCGCGAGACCGTCGCAGAACATTCGCTACAACCCCGATGGCGATCCACTTTACATGAACCGATTTAAGTCAGAGCAGTTTATTCGTGAGACTGACAATGTGTCACCAATCTTCGCGTACATAAGCAGAGACGCATGGCATCACGGTCGTTTTGGACCACTCAACTGGTATTCAGACGATGTGAGCTGCGCAGACCTTACCTCACAAGGCTATCGGAACTTTGTGTCCAGCGCCTATGTCCATCATATCGGCAGCCAAACCATTGGCGAGAACGCACAACAACTTGTTGCCGAGGCTTTGCCTTGGATAAAAGAGAACCGTCCACGGTATGTCAAAAACTTCTTTGGTACTTAACTTAGGCTCTGGTAAGGACTTTCGAGAAGACTGTATCAACGCAGATATACAACTGCGCGTCAAGCACGACTGGTTACTCGACATCTGCAATGTGCCTTGGAATGACGCGATCTCTACAAGGCTTGGCGACTTTGATATACAGCCAGAGATGTTTGATGCCATTCTTGCGAATGATGTGCTTGAGCACCTACCCGATCTGGTCGGTGCAATGACCAGTTGCAAAGAGTTACTCAAGGTCGGTGGCGAGATGCGCATCCATGTGCCGTATGACTTGAGCTATGGCGCGTGGCAAGACCCGACGCACCTGAGAGCATTCAACGAAAAATCGTGGCTTTATTACACAGACTGGCATTGGTATCTTGGGTGGGAAGATCGGTTTTACATGACGAGCTTGGAATTTAGGTTAAATCCCATCGCACAAGACCTAAAATTGACGCAAGAAGAACTGTTAAGGACTCCGCGAGCTGTGGACTCCATGTATGTCGTATTGACTAAGGGTAAAAAATGAATATTACTAACGAGCTGGGATTGAGCACAGACATCGCGTCACAGATTGACCCGACGCTCACCCCCATGACAGACACCGACTTAGAAGCGATCATGGGTCAAGAGATCACAGACGCTGTGAGCTACATCGACTCTGATCTGTCACCTATCCGCGCTCGCGGTACTGAGTATTACAGGGGCGATCCCTTCGGAAACGAGGAAGATGGACGCTCGCAAGTCGTGGCGATGGAGGTCAGGGACACCGTGTCTGCCATGCTGCCGTCCTTGATGCGTGTGTTTTTTTCCACAGAGAACACGGTGGAGTTTGTCCCGCGTGGTCCAGAGGATGTAGAAAACGCACAGCAAGCCACAGACTACTGCAACTATGTTTTTAACAATGACAACAACGGTTTTATGGTGGCATACGCCACATTTAAAGACGCTCTTGTCAGGAAATGTGGCATTGTCAAGGCGTGGATTGAGGACACCGAGTCTGTCCGAATTGAGGAATATTCGGGTCTAGATGACCAGACCTTGCAGATCGTCATGCAAGAGG